GAGTAACAGTTTTACCGGACCCCGGTGCAGTGCCCAACGTCAAATGGACCGCTTTGATCACGAAGGGAATGGGAATGCTTGGCGCTGCGGCCTGGACACTCACCAAATTTTGGTAAGTCCCGTCCTTTGTCCAGGTGGGGATAGGCGGGAACGTGACGACAAAAACAGAGCGCGCCAGCAGTGCATCATTCAGATTCTGGATGGCATCGCGGTTGTGGGCAGGGAAGGTCCTGTTGATTAAATCTCTCACATAGTTACGTACAATANCCATTTGAAACCTCCTTTAATTTGTTGGCAGACCCCACAGGGATCGAACGCTGGGTTTTGGAGACNCTGCACTTATTTGGGGGGGGAACAACTAGCGCACCAGCACCAATGCGCAAAAAAGAAGTTGTCAGAGACCACAAGGTAGATTTGGCAGTCGGGGGNGGTGGGATGGGGGAACCCTCAAACCAAATCATTTTAATTCACCAGTGGCATTCTCAGTTTTCTGGCCCCCTCTTCGATCTCCCGGCAGATGGAGTCCTCGTCGCGGCACTTGTCGGAGATCAAATAATTGTCTCGGGGCAGGATGAAAACCTTGTGCAAAATACCGTTTTTTACCAGATAACAACAAGTCCCAAGCATCGGGGGCGGCTCATCCTTCAACAGGATGATGCGGGTGTGAAGCTCGTTGCCATTTGCCCAGGACGCATACACCAGGATGTAGTAGTTGTCCTTGCCTTCAGCCGCCTTCCGTGCCATGATATCGGCCAGGTTGTCTCGCAATTTAGCCTCAAGCTCGGCCCTGATGTCGCCAATCAGCACGCTCATATTACGCTCCAATTAACCCACGCCTCATATCCGGGGTCGTAAACCCGTGTCGAGATTTGGTTGGATTCTTGCCCATTGTCCATGCTTACCTCTTCGTAATGCCCCGGCGTCGCTGGTCAGGCTTTGTGGCAGAATGGAAGGTACTCAGGGCCTTTAGAATCTCGGCAATGCGCTTCGCGTCCAGACCACTTATCTCGGCCTTGATCTTCTCCATCTCCCCGATTGCCTTCACCCTGTCGAGCAGGGCCTGGGCAATCTCCGTCTCCACCTTCTGGTCGTTTAGCTTGGCCGAAGAAATCCTGGCCTGGGCCTCGGCCATCGTCAAATACTGGACAACCTGTTGTGCCTCAAGCTGGGCCTTGGCCATTTCGGCATTGGCCTGTTCCTCCCGCGCCACCACTTCCTTCAGCCGATTCTTGCCCTCCAATGGTGCTGTGTCGATAATCTCACTCCAGGGGATCGGCGCACCCTGCGCCTTATACTGGAGCAGTTGGAAGTGGTACATCTCCCGCTGGCTGTCGCTCAAGACCCCCTCGGTGATGTTGACGTTCATCCGGGGAAAAGTCTTGTCGAAGAAGCTGGGGGTCGGTTCCTCGTTGATGATTTGGGCAATCTTGGACGGTTGGTAGTGCTTCTGGATCGCGGCGATCAGCTTGTAGCCCAACATCCGCTTAGATTCCCGGTAGTTATCAAAAATGTCCTGCAACACCGTGAGACCCGCCGCCTGCCGCAACTTCGACAGCACCCCGGCCACCTCGGTCTGTGGCGAGGAGGGGTCGCCCAGGAGTTCGTCTGTCACCATGCCGGAATCGAGAAGCATCTTGTCGGCAAGCTCCAGCACCGCAAACAGGCCCTGCGGGATCTGTGGCATCTGGCGGTCTTGGACAGAACTCGGATCTTTACCGGCCCTGATCCACAACGGCAACCCGTGNCCCACCTGATAGGCTTGTTCAGGGTTTACCAGGGCATCCTCGGTCAACTTGAGACCACCGTAGGCCAATTTGTCGAGAATGTCCTCCAGCTTGGAATACCGCTGGTTGACGATCACCTGGGGGTCGCGCATGGCCCTGATCAGCCCCTGCAACTTCTCCTCGTGCTTGTCATGCTCCGGGTCAAAATACGCCCATACCGGCACGAAGGGGTAGTCGTCGATCCCCAGGATATCCGGCCCATCGTACATCAACTCCTCCTCCACCAGGACAATCTGACGCATGGTNGGGATGGGCCGGGAAATGACGGTCATCAACTCAGACATCGGTAGGTTAGTTTTGGGGTCAATGGACTGCATCCACTCAGCAAGCTGGCGCCGTGTGCCTCGCCATACAAAATGATCCCCGGTTTGACGATCCACCACCACCTTGCGCTGTTTGGTGTCCCAACGATAGAAGGTGTCATAGCGCAGAAGGTCTTTCCCATCAATGCCACTCACCCTCGGTGCATAGATGAACTTGCCATCGTTGAACCCCTTGGGGCGGAGCTTGTCAATCTCATTGGCCCTGTCTGGCAGGAGTTGTTTACAGGCCCCAGGGGATAAGAACTTGCGCTCGATAATGTATCCGCAATCCTCCAGGGACAGCTTGGTTGTCGAGGGGTCAATCACAAACTCGTTGTGGGCCTTCCTGGCAAAGCGGAGGTCGCCGGAGATGAGGTCGTCCTTGTAGTCAACGTAGATCTCCACCAAGTTGAGACCAACCTTCAAGGCCCCCGAGAAAGCCTGAGACATAGTGAGGTAGCCGCCATACCGCTTCGACATCTCGAACTGTAGAACGGCCGACATCTGGCTGGCAGTCTTGGCCTCCAACTCACTCAGTTGGTTCATGGCCAGGGCAATGGGGTCTGCCTTTATGGCCAGCCGGTGCTTCCTCTGAAAGCCCTCGACCAGCTTAATGACACGCCTCACCTTGTTGATGGTCTTCAACTCCCGGCGTGTGTTTTGAGCAAACTGCCTGTCAGATGCACTCCACTGGTCGCCCACGAAATACTTCATATCAGTCCTGGCTTCCAGCATCCACCGGCCCCAGTGCTGAATGGCATTGTCGTAGGCTTGATTGAATTCCTGAACGATTTCCTTGTTACTCGACAATGGCCTAACCCCTTGGAAGAGCGTGAAGCCGATACGGGACAACCTGTCCCGTGTCAACCATCACCTCAAGTTCCGCGTAGACATCCCGTCGCAAATGCCGGGAGGTCATCGTAGACAGGTGCATTTTTCGGTGGTCGAATGGGTTGATCCAGTACACAAAAACTCCCCTCTCCGGTAACATTCCCGAAACCATCGCAACCGGCATGGGGGTAAGGGAAAGAACATCTTGCTGGGGGTGGCCATTGCTCATAATGGCAACACTCCTTCGAGCGCAAAACAGACCCCTTCACAGAGGCCCAAGGCGTGTAATGTGGGCAACGCACTATCGTCTTGGCGGGGAATAGCGTTCATCAAGGTTTCGAACATCCTCGATGGTCATGCGATGGCGCGGGTCAGAAACGCGGAGACCCATAGCCAAGGTGCGGAACGCATCTGCTCCGTGAGAGGACGCATCGTGGACGGGGCGGGATTTGTAACACCCCCGTTTCTCGTCCCATTCTTTCCGATACTGCTCCAGGTGGTCGATCCCCTCAAGGCACTTTTGTTCGTTGAACCAGCAGAGGGGCAGTAAGCCGCGGACAGCCTCAATGCCGTCCATCAGGTCGTGCCGGGGCACCACCTGAAAAAAGATGCCAAGGTCAGAGGCAATTTCCAGACGAGTCTTCCCGGTGCCCAACTCCCGCACCTCGATATCGTGCGGGGCATAGTGGGTTCCATACAGGTAGCCGCCAGCGCGCCTCTTCTCCTCCAAGACATTGGCATAGTGGGCAAGACCCTCGCCTGAGGCCTCATAGTAGTCAATCACCCACACTTCTCTCCCGACAACCTGTACAAACCAGATTGCAGTGCTGTCGTGCATCCCCAAGTCCCAGGCAGTATGGACGGGAAGATTCTTGTCAACCGGGAAGTCCCGGATACGCCCGTCGTGTCTGGCCTTGTCCATCAAAGCCCCGTAATACGCACCCGTCAAGGGTGCATTCCAACTGCAAAAAAACTCCTGTTGAATCAACTCCTCGGACATCCCGGCATCACGCTCTTCCTGAATGTCCTGGGCGGTCAGCACCTTGGTGTCAAAGACCGTCAACATTTCGCAAAACCACGCAGGATTGCTCTTCGCCATGTTGAACAGCTTGTAACCGTGGTTCTTGCCGCGTGGGGTGTAGAGGAACACAGCCCATCCATCGTTCTCCCTGAGGATCGGTCGAACGTAATCCCAAGCCTGTGGGTGCTGGAGAGAAAACTCAGAGAACACGCACCCCACAGGGTTGGTGCCTACAATGGAGTCAATGTCGTCTGTCCCAACCACCTGAAACAAGGAACCAGAAGTGGTCTCAATCTTCATCTCCTGGTTGTTCCGGGTGGCAATGGCTTCGGGGGGAATGTAGTCGAGAAACCTGCGCCCCGTCTTGTCACGCCCGTCCCAAATGATCTTCCGGCCTTGTTTATACGTCGGAAGAAAATGGTAATAGACACCGGGGCGGCGCAACATCTCGGGAACCAACAGCCCAGCCAGGGCTGTAAGATCCTTCCCGGCCCGCCGGTGCCAAACCGCCACCCCCCTCTTCGTGCCGCCAGGGAGACCAAGCACCCCCCTCCCCATGGCAGTAAGAAAGGGGACTTGGTAAAAGCGCGGCTCAAACAGGTACGGGACTTTGATTTTTGCCATGCGGTCTTACTTGTTGATGTCTACCCAGCCCTTGGTATCAGACACATACTTCACCAGAATCCCGACCCGGATGTCATTGTTGGGGCCGGAGGCGTCGCCGATCGTGTGGTCGTCGACGATATACATGGCGCTCCCTAACATGGCCTGGGTGATGCTGAGGGCGTCGAATTCAAAAATGCCAGTGCGGGCAACGGTAATCCATTTGTCACCATT